TGATATAGATGGTATTCGTGAACCCGTAGCTGGCTCACTACTCTATGGAAACAACATCATATCGGGAGCGATTGTCCCGTCATCAAACGCAATCGGACTACACTTCTACCCCATCTGGGAAGCAGCCAATCTCGATGAATGGCTATACAACGGTGGACCCTACCAACTCATCGTCTTCCACTTTCTTATTGGTATCTCAGCTTACCTGGGACGGCAGTGGGAACTTAGCTACAGATTAGGAATGAGACCATGGATATGTGTAGCTTATTCAGCACCAGTTGCAGCATCCTTTGCTGTCTTCCTCGTGTATCCATTCGGACAGGGGAGCTTCAGTGATGGTATGCCTCTTGGTATTTCAGGGACTTTCAATTTTATGTTTGTCTTTCAGGCAGAACATAATATCCTCATGCATCCTTTCCACATGCTCGGCGTTGCAGGGGTATTCGGTGGAGCTTTATTCGCTGCTATGCATGGAAGTCTGGTTACTTCCTCACTTGTTAGGGAGACGACTGGACTTGTATCGCAGAACTATGGATATAAGTTTGGACAAGAGGATGAAACCTATAACATCGTAGCCGCACATGGCTACTTCGGAAGATTGATATTCCAATATGCTTCTTTCAATAATAGTCGCAGTCTTCACTTCTTCCTTGCTACTTGGCCAGTGGTTTGTATCTGGCTTACCTCCATGGGAATCTCTACGATGGCATTTAACCTCAACGGATTCAATTTTAATCAATCCGTCACAGCGACCAATGGCAGAGTTATTCCAACATGGGCTGACGTTCTTAACAGGGCTGACTTAGGTATGGAAGTAATGCACGAAAGAAACGCACATAACTTTCCGCTTGATCTAGCGGCTAAAGAGATCACACCAATCGCCTAACGATACTTCCGTTCATCCCTATGGGACGCATGAAACCTTAGACATGGAACGGGGTCTGAGGTACTTGGAGATTTCCAATGACTATTAAAGTTACTTACAAGTATCGCGGCATCGCTTACACAAAATCAAAAACTATTTAATTTAATGAAAACAATTGCACTTGCTCTCGCAGCCACCTCATTAGCGTCTGCACCTGCATTCGCTGGAACTTATATCAATGCTGAAGTGAATGATGGTTACACAGGTTCTGAATATCTAGGAAGAACAGTAGACCTACACATCGGTTATGAAGGTTCAAAAGATAAGTTCAGCTATTACATTCAAGGCGGTCCATCTCTCACAGCAGTAGCTGATGTTGATGGTACTGATACAGAATTGTCTGGTAAGTTCGGTGGAACTTTTCAAGTAAAGGAGAAGATTGCACTTTATGGTGAGATCTCTACAGCCACTAATGGTGATGAGGATCGTAACTATGGAACAAAAATTGGAGCTAAGTATAGTTTCTAATGTCTCAACAAAGCGATCAGGCTAGGGCTTCAGTTACTTCACTGACCCCTGAGCCAGAAATCAAAGAGGAAAAGAAAGAGACTTTCGATGAGGACATCTCATTAGAAGAAGCTCTATCTACCTTATGAAAAAGATAAATGAATTATGGCTAGTAGTCTTTTTGGCTCTAGCCTTCTTCATTCACGTGGAAGTACTACACGTTAACTTCCATAGCAGAGAGGCACCTCAGTGTCGGACCTCTCTGTAATTTGGCTTTTAGCCCTTACGAGGATACCTATTAGCCGTCTAGACGGTGGGAAAGACCACAAAAACCTTTAATTTAATTTGTGCACAGAGACGATTTATACCTTCAAACATTTTAAAACATAGATAAATGGCTCAACAGTCAACAGCTCACCAGGCTTCATTAACCCGTCAGGGTCAATCAAATAGTACAGGTGACGTAAGAGCTCTTTACCTGAAATTATTCTCAGGTGAGATGTTCAAAGGATTCCAGCACAACGCAATAGCTAGGGATCTTGTTATGAAGCGTACCTTAAAGAACGGTAAGTCCTTACAGTTCATCTATACAGGTCGCACAAAAGCAGAATTTCATACACCAGGCAACAGCATACTAGGTAACTCCGATGGAGCACCTCCAGTAGCTGAGAAGACCATCACAGTTGATGATCTACTTATCAGTTCAGCATTTCTTTACGAGCTGGATGAGACATTGGCTCATTATGATTTGAGATCAGAAGTCTCTCGTAAAATCGGCTATGCTCTAGCTCAAAAGTATGATCGTCTTGTATTCAGAGCTTTGGTACGTGGTGCTCGTGTAGCTTCACCTATCACTAAGTCTAACTTTGTAGAACCAGGCGGTACTCAGATTAAAGTCGGTACTGCTGCAAGTACTGCAGCTGCAGATGCTTATGATCCAACTAAGTTGGTTAATGCATTCTATGATGCAGCAGCAGCTATGGATGAGAAAGGAGTAAGTACAGATGGAAGGTTTGGTGTACTAAACCCACGTCAGTACTATGAACTAATCCAACAGGTTGGTGAAAATGGTCTAGTTAACAGAGACGCACAAGGTACATCCAGACAGTCTGGTAATGGAATTGTGGAGATCGCTGGTATCAAGATCTACAAGTCAATGAATATTCCGTTCTTTGGTTCTTATGGTACTAAGTATGGTACTGCAGGTGCTACGAACCCAGGTGTAACCGATCCAGGTAACACAGGTACATTCGTAAGTGAAACAATTGAGGACGCAGAAGATTCAGATACAGGTATCAACAACGACTACGGTGCTAATGCTAACTTCGTTAATACTTGCGGTATTATCGGACAACGTGAAGGCGCAGGTATCGTTGAGGCTATCGGTCCTCAAGTACAAGTAACCAAGGGTGACGTTTCAGTCATTTACCAAGGTGATGTAATACTTGGACGTTTAGCATGTGGAGCAGATTATGTTAATCCAGCTGCTTGCGTAGAACTCTATGCAGGTGTGGCAACATCATCAGCACCAGCTGCATTCTAAAGATTTTTTCTTATACATATCGGGAGTCTATATGGCTCCCTTTTTTTTTATATATAATTATGGCACTCCCTACCACTAACGCTGCAGAAGAATTACCAGCGGTTAATGAAATATTAGCGTCAGTTGGTCAAGCTCCTGTGACAACTCTCGATCAAACCAACCCAGACGTTGCGATTGCATACGATACACTTACACAGGTGTCAAGAGAAGTCCAGGCAGAAGGATGGACATTTAATAAAGAATATCATTATCCATTCACACCAAATACTGACAATGAAATAGTTATACCAACCAATGTTTTACAGATAGATATGGCTGAGAAAGGCGACTATAACCATATGGATGTTGTTAGACGTAATGGTAAATTATATGATAAAGAGGAGCATACAAGTACATTCACAGAAGAAGTAGAATGTGATGTCGTTTGGTTATTTGATTGGATTGATTTACCCCGACCAATACAAGATTATATAACAGCTAGAGCTGCAAGTATTACTGTCTCAAAGATAGTAGGTGATCAGAATTTATACCAAATGATGCAACAGAAGGAGGCTTACGCTAGAGCTTTAGCACTTGAGTATGAATGTAATCAAGGTCAGTTTACATTCTTTGGACACCCCCAAGGCGGTAACTATTACAACAGCTACAAACCATACCACGCCTTACAAAGATAATGACAAATGTCACACAAACTATTCCAAACTACTTAGGTGGTGTATCTAAACAACCAGATACTAAGAAGCTACCAGGACAATTAGTTGATTGTATTAATGCCTACCCTGACCCTACTTTTGGTTTAACTAAAAGACCTGGATTTAAGTATCTTAAAAATCTAGGTAATGAAAACATTTATGCAAATGCTAAATGGTTTTATATACATAGAGATAATGATGAGAAGTACGTTGGGTGTATTAAAGGTACAGTTATATATATTTGGAATGCTACGTCAGGTGTAGCAGCAACTATAACTTACACCTCAAATGCTAATACCTCCTACCTAACAGGCACTACAGCTAATGACTATGACATTCTAACTGTACAAGATACAACTATAGTTACTAATAAAACCAAGACTATAACAACTCAAACAGCTCCTTCATTCACTGCTAACAAAGTAGGAACTGTACGACTCAGAGCTATTACTCCCAATACAACGTATAGCGTCACAGTTAATGGAACTACGGTGACATTTACTACAGGAGATGCATCAAATGCAGATGGTATCTTAACAAGCTTAAAGAACAGTATTAATGGTTTAAGCATATCTGGAATGACTGTCACTCAGCTTGACTCATCACTTGAATTAAGCTGCTCTAGTGCCTTCACATTGACTGGTAAGGGTGGTGCAGACAACGAAAGACTAGATACATATCAGAACCAAGTTGCTAACGTTACAGCCCTTCCTGACAGGTCTCTACATCATCGTGTAGTTAAGGTACTAAACACTAGTTCAGCTAACGATACTTACTACTCAAGATTCATAGCTGATAATAGTACATCTGGAGCTGGTTATTGGGAAGAATATATAGCACCTGATGTGTCTGTAGGTTTGACTGCATCAACTATGCCTCATGAGCTAGTTAATACAGGAACTGATGCTTTTACATTTAGAGCTATATCTTGGACGGATAGACTTACTGGAGATGATACAACAAATAGTCATCCGAGTTTTGTAGGTAAAAAGATTCAACAATCGTTCTTCCACAGTAGTCGTTTAGGGTTCCTGACTAACGATAATGTTTCAATGAGTCAGGCTAATGAGTTTTATAACTTCTATCATGTGTCAGCAATGACTCAGATAGCGTCTGACCCAGTTGATCTAAGTACGTCAAGTATTAGACCTACATTACTTACAGGTGTATTACCTACTGCACAGGGTTTAATCCTATTCAGTAAGAACCAACAGTTCTTGATGTTTGCTCCTAATGGTATCTTTACCCCTACTGCAACAATTATTCGTGGTATCTCTAACTATGAGATGGACATTAACATTGACCCAGTTGATAATGGAAGTAATCTCATTTTCTTAAGCAAGACACCTGGATATACAAGGATCTATCAGATGAGAACAGCGGGTCAAGAAATGAACCCAACTGTACTTGACATAGGTAAGGTTGTATCTGAATACATACCAAGTTCTATAACAGATCTTATAGCTAGCCCACAGAACTCATTCATAGCAATGTGGGGTTCTAGTAAAAACGATATCTATTTCTATAGAACTTATAGTGATGGAGAGAGGGAGATTATGCAAGCTTGGTTTAAGTGGCAACTCCCTGGATTAGTACAAACAGTAGCAGTTGATTCTGATGTTATGTATGCGGTCACTATGCAAGGTGGTCAATATACATTAGTTAGTGCAAGTTTAAACCAAACACCAGAGGAAACTATCTTGGTTAACTCAGATGGTCAAAAGATGAACCCTTGTATGGATTTATATGCAACGGCTAGTTCTGTAGTTTATGACCAGACTGATCCTGTTAACCCTTTCTCTAAGTGTTATATACCTTTTAATAATGTAACTGGTTTAACACCTGTACTTGTTATTGGTAGTGATGCTTCTGACTTAACTAACCCTACGTTTGTTGAATCAGGTTTTACCATTACTCCAACAATAGCTACAGATGGTACTGGTACTTATTATAAGGTTCCATTTAAAGACTTAACTAGTGTAGCTAGTAAGGTTATCGTAGGTTTTAAATACACCTATGATATTGAACTACCCACTATCTATTACTCATTAAATGAGCAAGGTACAAGAGCTGATTATACTTCTACTTTAACAGTAGCTAGAGTTAAATTCTCAGTAGGATTATCAGGAGTTATAGGTTTTAAACTACAGAAAAAAGGATCAACAGATTTTGATGATGTTATAGCTATGGTTATAGCAAATGATTATGTAGCTAATGATGTTGCATTATCTAATGAGACTGTAGCTCAAATACCAATACATCAAAAAAACACAAACTTTACACTAAAGGCATTTAGCGATTCACCATTCCCTGTCTCATTATCTTCAATGATGTGGGAGGGATATTATTCACCACGTTTTTATAGGAGAGCATGACCACCCAACAGGAAAGAGAAGTTATAGAAGAAAAGTCAAAAAAGATTATTGAGTTAGCAGCTGGTGGAGACACCGATGCTGCTCAATATCTTTATATGCTTGCACGTATTACACGTGTACTAGACGATGTATTTGATAACGATCAAGTAATCACTAGAGAGGAGCACTTAGATGTTCTTGAATATTTATTCGTCAGATTACCAACTAATCCTTTTTTTATTAGACATCAAGATGTTTTATTATCTCAACATCTTTCAATGTTTAATGCATGGATGGCTGCGAATGTAGCTGAGAAAGGAGACGATACAGATCAAATCTATGCACATGTCTGGAGAGATACCTTACATGAAGTCATACCAATAGTAGCCTTACTAACTCAAGGTTATAATGCGATGCCACCTATATCGCTGGAGGTTAGAAAACTATTTAAAAAACAACTTGGAGAATAAACTATGTCATGGGGATCTGGAGGAGGAGGATCAGACGATATGATCGATCATCAGAATGATCAGATCAAAAAGAAATGGGAATACGATAAAAAGAACTACGAATATAATTGGGGTGTTGATCGAACTAAAATCAAGGCGGATGGTACAGTTCCTGACGACGCACAGCTCCGTAATGCTGATGGTACAAAGAAAGGGAAATACTGGGAAAACTACTATAACAGTGTCGAATCTTTAAGACTTAAGAAAGCTGCTGATCAAGAGTCACGGACTTATCAAGAAGAGACAGCTAGACAAAACTGGGAAATGGGTAAATCCCAACAGCAGTACCAGTGGGATCAACAAGATGCTGTCTACCAGAAATCGGAAAATCAATACAACGATGTATTGCAGTTCAATCAGATTGAATATAACGACGCTATTGAAAGAGAACAGTCTGTACTAAATGAACAATTCATTAGTGCAGCATTTGAGAATCAAGGATTAATAGCTGACTTATATGAGGCTACTGGTACAAAAGGTTTTGATCAAGCTGCTCATAAATTAGGAATACTTAAGCAAGAAGAATTAATTGAAAGTCAATCACAGAAACATCTAACTAATCTTAGACAAAGTACAGAGGGTGCTAAATACTCTCAAGCTGGTACAAAAATCGGGATGTTAGATCAAGCTGGTAAGACTGAATTTCAACAAGCTGGTATTGTCCAAGATTTATTTGCTAAGGAATCTGCTAATAGATTTAAGAAAGCTTCATTATTAATGGATGCTGATACTCAAGATCGTGTAGCACAATTTCAAAATGATCTGATTCGTAGAGAGAATAAAAATACATATGCTAAAGCTGCACATGAAAGTACAGAACGTAATCTTCAAGCATTAAAAGCCCAAGGTCAAGCAGCTTTAACACAAGCTGGTAGATCACAAGGTAAGGCTGTTCAAATGGTATTAGCTGAATTAGGCAGACAGAACGCCTATGTAGCAGAGTCTTTAATGCGTGGCTCTGGAGCTGCTGAAGCTAGGATGAAACAGAACATAGCTAATACTGCTACATTTAAACAAAAGGCTAAATTAAACCTACAACAAATAGCTGAAGATACAGGACAGAATATTGAAAGGACTTTATTAAACTTAGAAGAAACAGAAAGAAATTTAAAGATTGGTAATGCTAAAGGTGAACTTAATCTTGATCAAATAAGAAAACAAGTTTATGACAACATTGAAAGTACAACTCTAGATGTTAAAACTCTAGAAAGTAATCTAAGACATGCTCAATCTGAAACTGGTTTAAATCTTAAAAAGATTGATTGGGATATAGATAATCTAGGATCTAGATTTAAAACAAATCAAGACATCTTAAAAGCCAATCTAGATAGTGCAGTAGAAGCTTCTACAATGAGTAGAAAAGATATAGCTAGAGATTTGAGACAAGCCAATTTAGAAGCTGAAGCAAAACGTATGCTTGATCCTTCTGCTGGTAGAGACGCAATGAACCTAGATAGATTCCAACCTGTAAATCTACCTACACCTCAGTATCAACCCGTACAAGAGCCTAGTTTACCACCAGCTCCTATGGAAGGTGCGATGATGGATTCAAGTACTGGTGCAGCTGGCTTTGCTGGAGCTGCTTTAAGCGGTACTGTTGCTGGTTTGGGAGCAGCTGCAGCTACTGCAAACATGACATCATTAGGTGCACTGGCTGGTGGTCCTATTGGTCTCGGTATTGGTCTTTTAACCTTCTTAAGCCAACTTTAATACTATGGCAAATTTAACTTTTAGAGGGTCAGCGAAGAGAGGTAGACAAAGTTCGTTTGACCCGTTCGATGTCCCTGACCAGACCCTCAAACTACAACAAGAAACAGAGCGTACCTTAAGTGGTATGCGAGAGGTCAGGAGTCAAAACATACAGAATAGAAATGAAGAGTTAGCTGCAATAAAGGAAAAGAATTTTAAAGAATCATCTCATAGAACTGAGATGAAATCTTTAGATAGAGAATTTGCTGATGCCTTTCATGCCGCTGAACTGCAGCATTATGAAACAAGGATATCTGATGCAGGTACCAGAGCTTTAGAAGCTGAACGTAAGCATAATCAGATGAAAGAGCTGGCTGAATTGATACCTAAAGCAATTCAAGCTTATGGTGAATTTGATCAGGCTAGATGGAAAAGTGCGCTTGAAAGGAAAAAGACAGTAGTCAATCAATTAGGAGCAAGTGGTGAAGAACTTATTTCATTTTTACAACAGACTGAAGCATTAAAATATGGTGATGCAGGCTTGGGTGCAGCTGCTGATAAATTCTTTCCAGATGCGTCTAGCTTACAACGCCGTCAGTTACTAGATCTTCGTGGCTACAACAAAATGGCTCTGAGAGCTGTAGCTGGTCAAGAAGTTATTAAAAATCATTGGGAACCTTTCTTTTCTCAGTGGAAAAAAAGTAAAAAGAATGTAAGTCAGTCAGGTAATACACTTGATGAGATATTATCTAACCCTGATTTACAAGTTGGTAGTGAAGCAAAAGCCATGAGAGCAATGGCTGAGCGTGACTTTCAACAAATGTACTTCATGGAAGATAACCCTGAATTTGTTAAGAGATATTTCCAACCTTTTTTAGATAAGAAAGCTGATGAATTTAATGCAGATTTAAACACTACTTTAAACAACAATAGAACAAGAATAGACCACGAAGAAGAAATAGCTGGTGTTAAACGTTACATGGCTATGGACCCAGATGGTACTCAATGGATTAGTGATTTTGTAAATAGTGCTGGTGATCCAAGTAGAGCAGGTAAATGGAGAACCTTATCTAAAGTTCTAACATCTATGGCAACGAGTGGTGAACTTACCTCAGATGTATTAGAAAGAATAGAAGCCACAGAAATAGAGATCAATGGTAAATTAACAACCATAGGTGAAAGTAAAAAAGAATTACTAAAACCTGTCAATAAGGAAATACATGAGTTCAACAATAGAAACAGAACAAGATATGTAGAGGAAAAAAGGAATGCTTCTGTTAAAGCTCTTCAGTTATATGAACAACATGTAGATAACCATGGTAGAAATATGAATAAAGCTGAATTTACCAGAATAAAAGATTGGCTGAAGTCTGAAAACAATTATAACAAATGGGATTATGAAAAGTATGCACCTTGGGTTAAAGCTGCAGAGAATAGAGAACCTATGGAGATTGAGGCAGCTAGACAATATTTAGATGGAAAGGTAGCTAATAACGAACTAAGGATGATGCACCTTCATTTAGTTCCTGAAGACTTATGGGATGAATATGGTAAGAAAGCTAAAGATGGCATACATGCAATTGTTGGTCAAGATGATATTTTCAGTCAGCTAGAAAAGTCTATAGTTGCTGTTGCTAGTAAGAGTGCCAAATCAAAGTTTGAAGTTAGAGCTGAAGCACAGAGAGTTATTGATAGAGCAAAACAGAAAGTAGCCAAATTAATCGAACCTGCTTTAATTAGCCAAACAGGTAATACTGCAACAGATGTCTACCAAAAGATAATTGATAACGAGATCCAATTATTAAATAACAACACCCCAGGTACTATCTACGAAAGAGCTGTAGATGCCACCAGTGGCAACATTAAATATGGTAATGGTGCTGGTTTTGTTAATGACCATGATCCAACATCAATACTTAGAGGTTATCAACAAGCTGTTATAGAAAAGCAAGATCTAACTGGAGTACTGACAGAACACGACAGAACTCAACTAGTTAACTACCAAAACAAAGTAGGTAGAATGCCTTTGTTTTTAGAAGGTATGGCTGCAGTTGATCCAAATAGAACTCCATTTGAAATGGCTGAAGCTCTTGTAGCAGCTGAAACTAAAGGCGGTATCCTTGAACCTAGAGGACATGAAGGATTACTTAGAGTTATACCACCTGCAAATAGAAAGCTTATAACTGATAGAGGATCTACAGCAAAGACATGGACAGCAGCTGCAACAGATCCAGAACAAGAAGATGCATTGATAACTTCTTTCATACCTAAAGATGTCTATAACTATGCTCCTGATAATCCATATGATGTAGTTAGTAGTTCATTCTCTGGTAATGGTTTAAATGTAGGTACTAATATATTTGGTGCTGAGATAGAGTTTGTACCACTAAAGAATATTATTGATGCTCAGAGCAAAGGTATTGTCTCAGAAGTTGGTGCGTTTAAAACAACTAAGAACGATCTACTACGTTTAATTGGTACAGGTATGGCATCACCAACTGATTTCTTTTCGCCTGAACTACAAAAACTATTTTACAGAGAGAAGGTAAATCAAGAGACATCTACTTTATATGCCAATGATGATATGTTCGAACCTATACCAGGCATAGGACAGCATTGGTTTACATCAGCTAAAGAACAGAAAGGTGAACTAGATGAAGAGATGGCAGCTGCATTAAGCACTCGTCTCGATTTAACAAAGATACCTGCTGCTGTTTATAACGAGTTCATAGCTCGAACTGTACAACCACTCAAACGAATAACAAAATGATGAATTATGGATCGGAGCAATGATTTCGATACTAGGCTTCGAAATAGAGCAGTACAAGAAAGCTTAGATGCTATAGAGGAAGAGAAAGCACAGAATGAGATACAACAACAACAGGCAGCTGCACAAGAGGCAGCCGCTGCACCAACTACTCCACCACCTAAAAAGGTTAACAAAGCAAAAGAACTTACTAATGCTGTAGCTGGTGGTGTTGTAGATCTATACAACAGTGTTGGTTCTCTACCTAAACTACTAGACAAAAGATTTTATCAACCTACTGATCCTGAAAACCCCTGGACATATGATGCACCTTGGTTAATTAAAAACAAACCAATAACTCATACAGCATGGGGAGGATTTATCAGAGGTGGTGTTGAGTTCGCTGCTGGTACAGCAGGAGTAGGTCAAGTAGCTTGGGGAGTAAAAGGTCTCAAAGGTTTAGCAACCACAGCTAAATTAACTAGAAAAGGTCGTCTAGCTTTAGGAGCTGCTCAAGGTGGAGCTTATGATTTTGTAAGTAATCAATCCCAAGAAGCAAACCTAGCTAGAACTCTTATTAATATAAAACCTGAATGGTCTGGATTACTTGAGCCAGTAGCTACACAAGACACTATGTCTCCAGCTATGAAGTCAGCTTATAATATAGGTGAAGGTTTAGGTATTGGTTCTTTCTTTGACTTAGCCTTTGAAGGTATGGGTTTAGGTCTTAAAAACCTTGGTAAACAAAAGAAGAAAGCTGCTAAGAAGATCACAGGTGGAGATGTTGATAAACTCTATAAAGCTATTAATGATAGTAGTGATCTTGACTATGAAGGTTTAACTAATCAAGTTGATAAAGGAGCTAAGGCTACTTTTGAAAAGAGTCTTTATAGAAAGTTTAAAAACGAAGCTACTAAACTTACTGAAGGAACTAGAGTTAAAGCAGCTGACAGAGATAACTACGGAACAATCGTAGGTTTTGAGAAAGGTAAAGCTAAGGTTAGATTTGTCAATCCCAAAACAAAAAAAGCAGCTGTAGTACCTTTCGATAAAGGACAGCTAACACAAATAGGAGGTGGCGAAGTCCCATCTATTGCTGACTGGAGAACTAAGAACAAACCTTGGGAAGCTCTAACTGATGAGCAGAAAGAAGGTTTTAGAAAGATCTATGCTGAAAAGAATAACCTTGATTGGGGAGATGAAAGAGACTTTACTCTTAACTCTCGTAAACAAGGTGATGCAAATAAGGATCTAGCTGTAGAGCAACTAGAATTTGATTTAAACACTAACATTCAACGCCAAAACCCTGCTTACTACAAGGGTGGTGACATCTCTGACAACCAAGCTTTAATTAGTACATCTAACCCTGTTAAAGGTGTTAGAGACATGATAGAGATCAGGAATAATCCTACTCAAAAGTACGGATCACCAGAGGGAACTATCACTGAGGCAAACATACGAAGAGCTGAATACACAGCTCCAGGTATGATGCTTGCAGAGTCAAATGCTTTAGCAAAACAATTACAAGCAAGTCCTGCATACAATCTTCTATATGAAGGATCCAATGCAAAGGTTCTACAGGAAGATTTAAAAAATGCTGCTACTGATGTATTTCAATTTATTAGTGATTCAGGTAATAGTCGGTTAATAGATATCCCTGAAGAAGATGTAATTAACTACATCAAAAATGTAGATACCAATCCATCTTTGATTGAAGGTTTACCAATACTTAACAAAGCTCAGTTAAATGCTACTGATGTAGTACTTGGTCAGCTTTTATTTGAAGCTAGAGATTTAGCTAAAGCTAGTTTAAGTGTTGCTGATCAAATTAGTCCTGCATCACCTGGAGGTTTATTAGATGGAATACTATCTAGATACTCAGCTATAGCTCGTTTAAGAAAGGAAACCAGTATTGCTTCATCTTATAACCTAAGAAGGTTTAGAGATGGTAAGAAGCCTAGTCAATTTGATACTAAACAAATAATATCTCAAGCTTCTGATGCTGCAGCTAGTGAAGTTGCTACATTTAAACAACTTCTAAAAGGTGATGTAGATAACGACTTATTAGAATCATTCATACACTTTACAGCTACTGGTAACGGTAATAAGCAGACCTGGAAAGACTTAGATGCTTTCTTTAAAAACAAACTACATGGTTATAAGAACGGTAGTCAGTACCAAAGAAATGCCATACTAAATGAAATGATGGTAATGGGTATTAACTCAATACTATCTGGTCCTAAGACTGTAGCTAGAGCATTAGTTGGTACTGGTTTAGGTACAGCTATGAGACCTGTAGCAACCATGATAGGTGCTTTAGGAGACGTAGATGGACAGACCTTTAGAAGTGCAGCTGCATCCCTTGGAGGGATGATGGAAGCACAGACTGAGGCTTGGAGAAAAGCTGTAGCTGACTTCCAAAACTACAACTTAGATGAGAAAGGCTTTAGAGGATTTACTGAAACAACAGCTGATCAAGAATGGAGAGCAATGATGTCTCACTTCGATCAGAACGGTACATTAGGTGATAAAACTGCTGCACATATTGCTGATAACTTAAGGAGTCTTAATAAGTTACCATTCTTTAATTATGGTCCACGTACCATGAAAGCAATGGATACCTTCTTTACACAAATCATTGGTAGAGGTAGACAAAGACAACTTGCCTTTGACGATGTTTATCAAAAACTAACTGATCAAGGTCTTATTGTTAGTGATAAGGATATGCCAGATCTACTTAGGAAAGTTGAACAAGACTTTGAATCTAAGGTCTTCTCAGCTGATGGACAAGTTACAGATGAGATGGCTTTATTTGCATCTGATGAAGCAAAGCTGACTAAAGCACTATCAGGTAGAGCTAAAGATATAGATAACCTATTTGATAAGATGCCATTCCTTAAGCCTTACTTCTTGTTTGCAAGAACAGGGGTAAATGCTTTGGTGATGACTTCTAAATACACTCCAGGTTTAAATTTAGCTATCAAGGAACATACCGATATATTCACAAAAGCTTGGGATGATCCTGAGATGTTGCAATACGGTATTAAGAGTCAAGCTGATTTAAACGTAGCTAAGGCTACTGCTAGAGGACGTATGGCTATTGGTTATGGCTTCACTGCTATGGCAACAACAATGGCACTGAATGGTACTATCACTGGAAATGGACCACCTGATAGACAATTAAGAACCTCTTGGATACAACAAGGATGGCAACCTAGATCAATTAAAATAGGTAACTCTTATATTAGTTATGAAGCTTTAGAACCATTTAATGCATTCTTTAGTGTAGCTGCTGACATAGTAGATTCACAAAAAGTAATGGGTGAAGAATGGGTTGGTAACTGGTTCGGACGTATGGCTCATTTAGTTGGAGCCAATGTAGTTAATAAATCCTTTATGGCTGGTTTACTACAACTCTCTGATCTATTCACAAGTCAATTTGCAGATGCACCTAGAGCTGCAGCAAACATAGTTAATAACCAAATACCTTTAGCTGGACTTAGAAATGAGATAGGTAAAGTCTTCTCTCCTGGTATGAGAGAGCTTGAATCTGGTTTCTGGCAAAGTATAGGTAATAGAAACCTTTGGGCTGACTTAGTTACTGAAGATCAGTTCATGCCTTATAGATATGACATTTTAAGTGGTGAGAAACTTAGAGACTGGGATCCAATGACACGTCTAGTGAATGCTCTTCTACCTATTAATTTAAACATAGGTACAACTAATGAAACTAGAGAGTTATTAATGAGAAGTGGTCTTAACTTAACTCAAACATTTAATACAGGTCCAAATGGACAATTACTTGAAAACAGACCTGATCTTAAATCTAAGTATCAGTTCTATATGGGTCAACAGAATATAGAGGCACAGCTTACCGAAGTAATGACTCCTGAAATTATTGATTCAATTCAACGAATGGAGAGAGGTAAGAAAGATTATGAAGCTAAGGATACAGTTCACGGGAGAATGATCATGCCTATATTCCGAACAGCTAAACAAACAGCTTGGGACTTACTACTACAAGATCCAGAGTTAGGAGGTGAGGCTCAACAAATAGATACCTTACATTCATTAGGTAAACTTGAAAATCAATTTAGAAGTGAAGGTGATTATGGTAATGAAGCTCAAGTAAGAAGAGAAGTAGAAGTAATAAAAAACCTACCTAAATAATCCACTCAGTCAACACTAACTATAGCGTAATGGCTGTCACACAAAATAACTTTACAGGGAACGGATCAACCGTTCTTTTTTCATTTACATTTCCATATTTAGCTACTACAGACGTTAAGGTAAAAATTAACGGTACTGATCAAGCAACAACTGCATACTCTTTAGCCAACGCAACAACGGTACAGATGAACACAGCTCCTGCTAATGGAGCTAGTGTGATCATTTATAGGGATACAAACAATGACTCCAAGAAGGCAACGTTTTACCCTGGTTCTGCTATCAAAGCGGAAGACCTGAATAATGACTTTGACCAGATATTATATACAGCTCAAGAGATTGATAATAACGCATTAACTGCATTAGGTGGTACACCGATGCAGACAGACTTTGATGTAGCTAATAACAAACTAACCAATGTTGGAACTCCTACAGCAGGTACTGATGGAGTTAATAAAACCTATGTAGATACTAATACATGGGATACAGGAACAGAAACCTATACAAGTTCAGAAACTTGGACAGGTAACAATACAACTATCGCTACATCAGGTGCAATAGATGCACGTATAGATAACAAGGTTGATATAGCTTTAGGTACTGATGTGCTGGCTGGTACTGATTTATCTAAGAGTACGTCAAGTGGTCAGGTTACGATCAACCACAACGTTACTGGAGCTAACTCAACAGTTAATAATAGCAATGGTAATGTCTTACAGGATATTACTGTCAGTGCTCAGGGTCACGTAACTGCTGTTGGATCTACGGATCTAGATGGTAGGTATTATACGGAGACAGAGCTAAATGCTGGTCAATTAGATAATAGATATTATACGGAAACTGAGGTTGACGCTAACTTCTATAAGTTAGGCAGCTTAGGTGAAATCCAATCAGGTGAGACTTGGGCTGCAGCTGATAATAAGATTGCTACTACAGCAGCTATTGATGCACGAATTGTTGATCTTGTTGATGACGTAGGCGGTTTTGTACCCATAGATAATGAAACATCTTTTCCTAACGCTAACCCTGACGTTAATAACGGCACTGGAACTCTTGTATCTATTAAAGCTCTCAGCGCAAACGTTACCTCCAATGGATCTGGAGTTGCGACAATTACTAACGGCACTGTCGGTAACTCAACAGTCACCATTACTGGTTTAGCTAATAGCACAACATATTCATCTACCTTTGGAATGATTGTAGAGACAACATCTACACTTAATACTTATACATTCCATAGACTTACACCTAAAGCTACTGAGTTAACTACAGTTGCTGGTATTGCCAGTGCTATCAGTACTACAGCTACTAATGTTGCTGATATAAATAACTTCTCTGATGTCTATCAGATAAGCACTTCAGCTCCTACAGCAAGAGCAGATAGTACTGCATTGCAGAATGGAGACCTATGGTTTGACTCATCATCTAATAAGGTGATGATGGTTTATGATTCATCATCAGGTGATGGTTTCTCATCTACAAGTCCAAATCAATCTCAATTAACTGATATAGCTATTGTCTCTGGTGATATTACCTATTCTAATGATTTAGGTCTCGTAACAGAGAATATAGCAACAGGTACAGGTGGTGACATAAGTACGGTTGCTGATGATATAGCTAACGTTAATACAGTAGCTGGTATGTCTAGCAACATTTCTACTGTAGCTGGTATATCTAGCAACATAACATCGGTAGCTGGTAATAGTACTAACATCAATGCAGTTGCAGGTAATGCAACGAATATCAATGCTGTTAATAGTAATAACACTAATATAAATATTGTAGCAGCAGCTAACTCAAACATATCTACTGTAGCTGCAGCTAATGCAAACATTGCTACTGTTGCTGGTAATAACTCAAATATCAATACAGTTGCAAGTAACAATACCAATATAAATACGGTAGCTGGTAACAATACAAATATAAATACTGTTGCTGGTGCTAACTCTAATATCAATACAGTTGCAGGTTCAATAGCTGACGTTAACCGTTACGCTAATGAATACACTATTTCTAACTCATCTCCAGGCAGTCCATCAGCAGGAGACTTATGGTATGACGGTATTAATAACATACTTAAATACTATACAGGCAGTGCATTCTCAGGAATTGTTAGTGGTCTAACAGACGTAGTAGCTGATACGACTCCAGAGCTAGGAGGACACCTAGATTGCAATGATAAAAACCTCACTGAAGTAGGAACTGTCAGTGGAAATAATTTACAAATCGACTTCGGAACACTTTAAACCATGGCTAAACAATTAAAATTAAGAAGAGGTACAACCTCACAACACAGTAGCTTCACTGGTGCAGAAGGCGAAGTCACTGTAGATACAACGAAAGATACACTTGTTGTACATGATGGCAGTACAGCTGGAGGTACACCTTTAGCTAAAGAATCAGATATACCATCTGGATATACACACCCCAATCACTCTGGAGAAGTAACATCTACTGGTGATGGTGCAACTGTTATAGCAGATAACATAGTTGATGAAGCTAATTTAAAAGTATCTAATTCACCTACTAATGGTCAGTTCTTATCTGCTCAGTCTGGTAACACAGGTGGGTTGACGTGGGCTGATGCTTCTGCCAGTCCTGATGGTAGTAGTACGACCGTACAATTTAATGATAATGGTAGTTTTGGTGGGGAGTGGGCTTTAAGGTTTAATAAAACTACTCAAAAGTTATATGCAACTTATTTTGAAGGTGATGGTAGTTCACTAACTAATTTACCTACTGGTCTTGTAAAAAGTTTTGGCACAAACATACATGGTGGTGAGAACTATGGTTTTAGTGGCTATAACTTAGCCTCTGGAGCAGATCGCAATACTTTAATTGGTAATTTAGCAGGTTACGAACTAACAACAGGTGATCACAATACTTTTATAGGTTCAGAAGCTGGTTACAAATACACGACATCAAATATGTCAACAGCAATAGGTTATAAGGCACTCTATAATACGACAGGTGGAGCTAATACAGCTATAGGACCGGAGGCTATTATGGGGGCTTCATCTGGAGCTACAGGAACTGATAATACAGCTGTAGGGTATATGAGTATGAGAAGTCTGACTTCGGGAACTTATAACTCTGCATTGGGAGAGTCTTCCTTATTTCAAGTTACATCAGGTCAACACAACGTTGGTATCGGATATTACGCTGGTTTTAATATAACCTCTGGTAATAATAATATTGCTATCGGTCAACAATCTCTAGATGCACTTACTTCTGGATCACATAGTATAGCCATAGGATCAAACGCAGGTGGTAGTTCTGTAACTGGTCAGAATAATATATTTTTAGGATCTTATTGTGGAGCAACACTTGGAGGTAGTGCTGGTTATAATGTATTGATTGGACCTCAAAGTATTTATGGTGGTGGAACGGCAGCAGCATCAAGAACGGCAACAGGAAACTCATGTTTAGGTTGGCAGAATTTCTTTGAGATGACTACTGGTAACTATAATACCGCTGTTGGATATGAAAGTTCTCGTTTAGTTTCTACAGGTAGTTATAACGTAACGGTGGGTTATCAATCTTATAGAGATGGTGTTAATACTGGAAGCCGTAACATAGCTATCGGACCTTGGTGTATGAAGGAAGGTACTGTTACTGGTGCTGATAATGTAGCTATGGGAAACGGTGCATTAAAGAAATGTACTAGTGGTGAGAATAATGTTGCTATTGGTACTGTAGCTGGTGAGAACTCGACTACAGCAAGTAACAATACTTTAGTAGGAAGATATGCAGGTAATGATATAACTACTGGTGGTGCCAACGCATGTTTTGGTCATTTTGCTGGTCAAAAAATTACAACTACTGAAAAAAACACCTGTCTAGGTGGACAGGCAGGCATGGAAATTACTACTGGTGCAAACAATACTTGTGTAGGTTATAACGCTGGATACACTGGAACAAATGATTTAACAACAGGTGATAATAATGTTATAGTAGGGTATCAGACATCACCTTCATCATCAACAGTTAATAACGAGATAACTTTAGGTAATACTTCAAGCTCTACTTTACGTTGCAATACTCAAACTATTAGCTCCTTATCAGATAGAAGAGATAAAACAGATATCAATACCTTAGATTTAGGTCTAAGTTTTATTAACGCTTTAAATCCTGTTAAATTCAAATGGGAGACAAGGGATGGTAATGGTAAAGATGGTACTTATGAAGCTGGTTTTATAGCACAAGACTTCCAGCAAATACAAAAAGATAATGATGCTGATTACCTTGGTTTAGTAATGGATGAAAATCCAGATAGATTAGAAGCTTCTTATGGAAAACTTGTTCCAATGCTTGTTCAAGCCGTTAAAGAACTATCAGCAAAAGTAAAAGCCTTAGAGGCAAAATAAACATTCACCTAATTAAACATGGAAAAACTTCAAGAAAGAGCAAACGAACTTTTACAAGAAAGAGAAAAAGCTGTTGCACGTGTTAACGAAATCAACGGTGCTCTTCAAGAACTAGAACGTCAAGCAAAAGAACTTAACGAAACTACAACGGAGGAAGAAACTGATGCCTGAGTATAAGGATTTTACTGATGGAGAAAAACTTGATATCTATAATAAAGCGATCAATGGTGAAGTAGCTACTATAAATCGAGATACTGAAAAATTGGACTGGGAAACTTCTGATCATTTTAAACAACGTACACGTGCGTATGTTGAGCATTTAGAACATATCTTAGGTCATAAAAAAGCAGATAAAACCACATCTATTTGGACTACGGAAGATCTAGCCCCAATTAATGCAGCAATAGCTGCAGGGAAGGCTCGTATAGCGTAGTGGACTTACCATCCATACGTCTGGCTGGTTCTAATCTTCCTGAAGCTTTAGAGATGCCTAGCATCCCTCTAAAACCACCTACTGCAGATATGCCAATATTCCCACCCATTGTCATACCTCCCAGTAATTTAGAGGCTCCAGAAGGAGTAGAGATGAAGAAAGAGAAGGATGAAGTACAGACAGAACAACCTAAATTAAACTTACCTGTTGTAGATATAGAATTACCTATGCCTACAGCAGAAGTTGTAGCTACTGCTACGTATGCTGCTGTCGCAGCTGTAGCCACTACCACCTTAGCAACACCTTTCTTTGACAAGATTAAAAAACAAGTTCAGAAATTCTTACAAAAGAAAATTGATAAATGGAAGGAACAGCGCAAGAAAAACCAAAAAACCTCTTACAAAAGTTAAAAGAGAATGTAGATGATCATGAAGAACAGATGGTGATCTTAGGCGCAATGGTGCGTTTAGGAGTTGTCATTTGGAGTGGATTTATCATCACTTTAAATTACGTTGAGCTTCCAATGTTTAAGAAGAGTCCAGGTGGGGATATCACGTTCCCTGCCTCGATTTTTACAGGAGCACTTGCAACTTTTGGCTTATCCACTGGTAGTGGTAACGGCAAAAAAAACGGTAACAGCGAATTAAAAACAAAACAATGAAGAAATGGCTTTTAGTCTTTCTACTGGCATCACCCACGGTAGCAAGCGCGGAAATAGTAACCCCAAATTTCACCCAGGGTTCGATGAACAGTACAACAACTACAACAGTAGATATAGAAGAGGAGATCGTAACAACAACCTATGGAGCAGCGTTAAACAAATGGTCTGGGGACAACATAACCCACACCTCAGCAACCTCTGGAGGAATAGTAGACAGCGATTCAATCTTCACTCTTACAACAGCTGGCTCAGACTTCTCACTAGAAGTAGTGTCGAGAGAAGCAAGTCAGATAATAGAAAAGACAGAGATAGACCGAACTATCGCTCAGGAGTCTACTACTGTCTCCTTATCAGTCTTCTCTCAATAGCACCAGCTAAGGCATCGGATCCAGAGGTTAATAACACCTCTAATCCCGTTGCTGCAGCGACTGGAAATGTGACAAATCAAGCTGTCCAATTTCAGAACAATGGT